CTCGTCCTCATTTAGTGGGCGAATAGTTTCCTCGCCGGTTTCGGCGTTGACTTGTAGTAGGTTCAATATTTCAGTCATTATGAGTTCCTTAATCCGTAGATGCGTACCGTTCCAGTTAAATTAGCAGTTGCGAAAATCTGTATTCCGTCAAAACTACCGGTAACAACGTGACCCCCGTTGTTAGTTGACCCAATCGCCGAACCACCATTATATCGAACGTGATTTCCAAACCATGCGGCGCGGCGAGTTGCAACCTGTGGAGCTGTAATAGTTGCTATGGCTGCGGTAGATTGCTCCCCATTTATACAATAGGCCCAGTTCCAACCCGTAGCGGTTGCCCCTGTAATTGCAGTCCATCCGACGCCTGAACCTTGATACCAACCGTACCATTGGTGAAAATTTGTATTAGTAGTGCCGGCAGATCGCAATTTGGTTAAAACTTCCGTATCGCCTGCGGAAGTGCAATTAAGCATAATTACATAATTTTCGTATGTGCTAGTAAAGACGCCGTCAATATTTGTAGTAGCTGCGGCGGTAATTGTCGTAGTACTTACTAAAGTCATACCACCAGACCCAAGTCCAAAAACCGTCGCGTCAATGGCATCGCCAAGAGCTTCAATCGCAACGGCTCCATCCTTGACGAGATCTGTACTCGTTGGAACCGGCCATCCATAATTCGGGGTAGTTGTTGCCACTATAAATCACTCCATTTCGTAGTTGGATTATACTCTGCCCATGTAACTAATGGCGCGATTTGCAACCATAATTGGTGAGGATAAGTTTCAGTTTGTGCCGAGCATATTAAGTCGATGTATGCTTCGTACCTTGTTAATCGCCAAGAGTATCCCTCTAAATAACCCTCAAAAACGGTCCCAAATACTGCCGGCAAGTCCGAAGTCGTAATGGCCGTACCATTTTCGGCGTCGATCAACGCGTCCCGGGTTGCGTCGGTCACGTTTGGATTGTGCAGGGCAACGGTCAAAGACTCCGGATAGACACGCGGGTAAGCTCTTGACTCTAGGAAATCGTTGGCTTGGGCTTGGGCGTCGGTTGCTTTTTCAAGCGTCGTAGCTCTTGTGCCAGATAACTCACCATAAGACTCGACGGATACTTCGTCTCTGGCGAACTTTTCCTGGTCGTTTTTATAGCTGACGGTTACATCGTTAACAATTTCCGACCATTGGGCGGCGGTTCGTAGGCCCTCGGTTAATAGATCGTCCGTCGTTAGGTTTACAACTGGGGCATTTATTCGAGAGGTGTAATCGGAATAGTGGAGATGCCCGTTTCCTGCCTCGTAAAGTACGCCTCGGCCTGATTGGGCGGTATCTTGGGCGATTGTAAGAGCGTTAGTTATACCGTCGCTGTATGCGGTCAATTCATAATCTCCGGGTTGGTCAACGGTGGTGACCAAGTAATCGACTACATCTTGATTGGTTCCATCAAACGATGCCCATGTTGCAATATTAGACACCGAGGACCAAATCAAGGTAGGCGATACATCGTCCCAGCTTGTTAAAAACGCTTCCGAAAGGATCGCAAACATTCGATCGCCGTCAAATTGCTTTGGATAACCGGTTGCGCCTACAAGTCTTTTGTTTAGCTGGGCCAACGGTCCGACGGCGGTTATTGAATACTCGGCTATGGATCCGGTGTCGCCATATTGCGGCAAGGTTATATCGATGTCTGAAATGATCCCGGAATAGATCATGGCCGTACCGGACGTACCCTTGTCGATGGTGATAGATACCGAGTCCGAAAGGTTTACGTTTAACGGAGTATCCGCCGGGGTCCATAAAACGATCCGAGCGTAGCTTGCCTGGACGGCTTCGATAACGTCTTTTCGGCCTATGTTTATTGAAATGTCGGCGATTGTGTTGTCGGCGTAAGTAACGGCTCCCGCAAAAGTTACGACGGGATTGGGCTGGTAACTTGTCACAAAGTAGCCCCGGTGAAATTGACTTGTTGCGTACGACGGCCCGATTGCTGGAATAAACGTTCAAGCTGGCGACGTGTACCCTCGGGATCGACTGCCCCGTTGATTGTGATATTGACGTTACCCATTGACGAATTGCGCGTAATCATGCCAGTTTGACCGGTAAATAATTCGGGTCCGTTTTCCCCAACGAGGTAAGTTTGATTGGCAAATACTGGCCCACCGGTGGCGCGCTTTTTCGGCTTTTTTTTCGCTTTTTTTGCAGGTGCTTCGGTGACGGTTGCGGTTGCCGTAATGGCTGCCGGGATCACTAATTGACCATCGACAAACGCAAGTCCAACGGCTGCGGCGGCTGCGATGATTCCGTTAACCATCGCTTGACCTTGTGCGATTCCCGCGTCGTACCATTTTGCCGATGTGGCCTCGGCTAGGCTCGATGCACTAGCTTCAACGGCTGCCACCAATGTATTGATCTCACCGATTGAACTAGCTCCGCCGGCGATTATCTCGTCGGCAATACTTGATCCAACTTCGGCTCCGGCTGCCAAGATGTTATCGATCGACGTCCGGTTAAGTCCAAGTCCCAAAAGGGTCGTAATCTTGCCGCCAAAAGTTTGAGCTGCTTCGGCTTGTTTGCGTAGGGAGTCAATAAAGGATCCCTCGCCCTTATCGGCAAACGCGCTTTGGAAGTCAACTAGGTTGGCAATTGAGTCCTTGACGGATTGGGCGTAGTTTTGTTGTGCTTGACGTGTTGCCTCTAGTTGTCCTTGTACGTCTTGCAGGCGGCTTTGGAAACTTTGTAGACGGTCATTCGCTGCCTTTTCAAGAGCTGCTTCGGCGGCGGCTTGTTTTTTAGCGGCTGCGGCTGCCTTTGTTGATGCTCCTGTTCCAGCATTTGTGGCTAATGTTAAATCGTTAGTAGCTTTTGTTTGGCCTCTACGAGCGTCGACATGGCGTTTGGCAGATAATACGTCGGCTTCAGTTTCCTTGCGTGTCGCTGTGATTGCTCCAGCTACCGCTTCGGACTCCTCGCGGACGGCCTTTGTGTTTTGGTAAAGCTTGTACAAAATGCCCACAAGGATCGCGGCGGCTGCCGCTACGGCTGTAAATGGGTTAGCCAATAGGGCGACGGTTAAAGCTCTGACGCTGCCAATCAATCCCAAAGTAACGGCGTTTTGAGCTGCCTGGGCGATTGTGTAAAGGATAACGGCAGATCTAGATCCTTTGTAAGTTAATTCCGCCAATGTTTGGGCGGCGGCTGCGCTTCCCGTAGCTGCGGCAAGTGTCAAATATCCGAGGCGTAGAGCTGCGGCGACGGCTGTAAAGGCTTGGACGCTAATGGTTAAAGCCTTAAAAGTAAAGTTAAGTCCTACGATGGCGGCGGATAAGACACCGACGGCCACGCCTACGCGGGTTATAACCTCGCTATTTTTGCCGAAAAACTCTACTACCTTGATTAGTTGAGCTAATAGATCTTTGTAAGCTGGCAACAAACCCTCGCCGATTGCGGCTTTAGAGTTTTCAATTTCGGCGGCTAAAATCCTTTGTTGATTGGCTGCCCCGTCGGCTGTACGAGCAAAATCCCCTTGTTGCGTGGTTGTTTGCTCCAAAATAAGAGCGTTACGAGCTAAAACCTTATCTTGATCTGTGAGCTCTTTTGATGTTGCGGCTAGGCCCATCTCCATCGCTTTTGCTTGTACGGCAGACTCGGAAAGTAAAACTCCAAATCGGCGCAACGGTTCGGACTCGCCTCGTAGGCCCGCCGCTAAGGCTGTAATTGCCTCGTCGGTACTTGTGTTATTAAAAGATGCCAAGTCGGCTGCTAGGCCCGTTAAATCGGTGCTAAAGGTGTTTAACTGGACGCCAGTAAGCCCGGCGGATTGGCCCAAGATCGCAAAATTGCCAGCGGCTTCAAGAGCTGCCGTTTGTGATAGTCCAAGAGCTTGATCGGCGGTCGCTGCCCATCCTTGTATTGCTTTCGCGCTACTGCCAAAAATGACATTTGATTTAGAGATCGACTCGTTTAGGTCGGACGCCGATTGGACGACTTTGTATCCGGCGGCGGCCACTCCCGCAAATACTAAAGTCGCTTTACGGCTTAATTGCTCAAGTTGGCCGCCAAACTTTTGGAGCTTCGTTTGGGCGTCGGATAATCCTCGTCCAAGCCCGCTGGTATCGGCTTGTAATAAAATCGTTAACGGACGGCCTATGCCTTTAGTTGCCATTAGTAATCCGATCCTCGGTTCCAGTTGTTAACAATCTTTTCGGCTTCATTGACCCAAGCTGCAAACGCTGGCTCGGCGTAATCATTGTCTGCGGCTTGTGTCCAGCCCGGACGGTTACCTTCGGCCCAAAATTGAGTACGTCCAGATCTAGACAAATACTGGCCCTTAATAGTTCCAAATCTAAGCATATTGGTAGAGGCTCCGCCGGAATACGTCCGATTAGATAAACCAATTTTCACCGATGGGATACGATCTCGACCCGTACGGATAGATCGATTTAACTTATCCGCGTAACTTGGAGCGAAATTAGAGATACTGCTCTTGATTGCCGGGACCATTATTCGGTTGGCAATTTCCTCGGATTTCAATCTCATATCTCGATTAGCAGATTGATCCAAGCCCTTTAAGCCATTTAAGACGTTGCGAAACTCGCGAGGGTCGAGCGTGACGGCTTCAGTTGTTGCCATGCTTAACTCCTTTTATACATCTCGTTTCGTACCTCTAAAATGGTCCCTAGCATTTCCCAATCCAGATCCTCGAGCTCCATCCGGATCGTTCCGTCTACGGCTAAAGCGGCGATGGTTCGTCCGAGGCTGCCGCTTGGGTGGGGTTTGGTTCGTCAATACCCACTAGCTCAATCGACTCTAAGTCGTTGACCCAAGCTTCAAACTTTTCGGATGTCTGCCCGGTGCGGTTTAACACGCTCCAAGCCATCGCCATCAAGTCCTCAAATCCGAGGTTAACTTTGATTTGATCCTCGCCGTCTACTCGACGGACCTCATACAAGTCGGTCATTTTGGATTTAGTAATCCGTTCCCACTTCATAAGGTCCGCCGGTAGCGTGACGATGTTCATTTCGCCATTTTTTTGGTGATTTAGTTTTATGTTGATTTTCATTTTGGTCCTGATCCTCTTGTTATGCTCGGGAAACGCTGCCGTCAACAACTACAAACGATACGGATGTAGTTAGAGCGTCGGTAGCTGCGCCGCCTGCGGTTGGCTGAATTGCGAACACGTCACCGGTAAAGACTGATCCATTTGCATCCATTGAAAACGCGATTGGAGTGTCTGGACCGGATCCAGCTGCATCGAATAGAGCTTCACAAACTGAGGCAGGTGATGTTGAGCCCCAATCCTGGTATAGCTCTACATCTAGTGTTGCTGTGTAATCGATTGTTTTGTATGCGCGACCTGCAAGGGTTTCCAAAACTTGCTGGTTTGGAACGATTGTCAAGGTTACTGATGCTGCGACGTCATTATAAACGTCACCGTCTATGGTTAAGGATAAATCCCGCCCCGTTACATACTCAAGTGCCATAATAGGGCTCCTTAGATAGTGACATCGATGGTGATGTCGGTTGTCAACAAATCGGTAGGTCCGACTTGTGAGATTTTGGGTTGAGTGAAATCGCCTATCCCGATGCCATTAGGCAACTCGACTAAAACGGTTTCGATCATAGTTTCAAGATTAACTAATGCGGCCTGATTGTCATTAGCTGCCACGCATAAGGTGACGTCAAAGTTTCCGCCCAATCGTGGCGAGCTGCCAATCGATTTGATTTCGATGTAAGGCGAGCCCGGGACTAGCACAATACAAGGCGTAGTCATGTTTTCGGCCGGGTAGGCGTAAACGATGTATCCGGTTGCCTCTAGTGCCGTTTTGATAGCGGTCCGAGCGTCTGTAATGTTGCCCATTATCCGACCATGCTACTAGGGTCACGATAGCCCGAAATAAGGCCAGAGACACGCGTAACGAGACTACGGCCCATCCGGTACGGAGTACCCGGAGCGAATGTAGCGTCTTGTGCGATGCCCTGCGCGCTCTGGCGGGCGTTCCATAGATCGACGGCGATCATTAACGCGGCTTCGCGTATCTGCGGGATATCGTCGTAATAAGTTGATTGACCTTGAAGTATGCAATTACCGTCCGGCTTGTTGACTCTGTAAGTCACGTCGGCATGGGTAATCGTTGCCTGAAATTGATTTGTAAAAACTCTTGTGATCGTATGGGTTCCGTCAAACGGTGCGCCGACTCGATCGATGGTCACTTGTTGGCCGACGCTGTATTCGTGAGCTGTACGAGTCCAAAAGCGGGCCAAATTATTAGTTATTTCAACGCCAACGATTGAGGCGTTATGGAAGTTTAGGAATGATTTTAAGACTAGCTCGGCGGAGTCCATGACGCCCTCAAGGGTTGCGTCTGGATAGATGTCGCCCACGCCGAGGACTGCTTTGAAATCCTCTAGATCAATGAGTGACATTTTATTCCTTTCGAGTAGGGGAGTGATGGGGGCCGATCAGGACCAAACGGCCCCCATCACAGGGGTCAACTAGCTAACGGTAATAGCCCGAATAGCTGTTGGGTACTTGTTTGCCAATGCAACGAATCCATAAACGGCGATTTCGACGGTCATGGTATCGATTACGTTGACGCGAACCTGTGCGGTTCCGCTTTCGTAAAACGCTGCGTAATCACTTGGGTAAGCAAGGATATTGGTTGCGCCGATGTTGTAATCGACAACCAAATCCAAGCCCATCACGTTGCCGCGACTGAATACGTTTGTGCCAGCTGCGTTTGTTGTTGGGCCTACTGCGTTAAAGAGTGGACGACCTGCATCGTCAACCTCTGCCAATAGAGCTGCGTAACGGCTTGCGCCAACGACTAGACGATTTGGATTACGACGCATAACTGTTGCGGAATCTGAAATAGCGTCCGCGATAGCTGCAACGTAACCGGTTCCGCCTGATGCGCCACAACCTACAACGCCCTCGGTGAAAGCGTATAGATCTGTCTGCTGGGCGTATGATGCTGCAAGTCCGCGCAATAGTTCATCCAAGTAGCCGGGATCTGATCGTTCCAAAAGTTCGATCGATACGCGCTGTTGGCCCGCAAACTTAACTACGTCAACAACTAAGTCATCGATTTCGGTCATTGTGTCGGATGGTGTACCTAGTTCGCCTGTTTCGGCAACTGTTGGGAATACCTGCCAACGCGGGATGCGGAAGCTCATGCCGGCGGATGGTAATGCGCGGCGTTCGATGCTGTCCACGAATGGGCGGGATGAATCGACAACGCCGATGATCTCACGCATAAATGGAACCGGAATAAGTCCGGAGTTGTCGCCTGTTGTCGCTTCACCGGCGGCAGTCACGAAATCAATCGCTTCGCGATTTCCGCGCTGGGCCTGAAGCATTTTTGTAGCGTACTGGCCAGCTGTTAACTTTGGCAGTTCGCGAGGTTGGGTAAAGATTGGGGAACCGAATGTCGAGGCTTCGATCTTTGATGCCTCAACTTCGGCAACTTCCTCGATTACCTCGATTGGTTGTTCAGTCATTTCGATCTCCTCGATCGTTTCGGTTTCATCGTCGGCGGATGCCGCGACTTGTGTTACTCTGGCGTCCGCAAAAGCCGGACTTGTTACCAAAGAGACTTCGACGAGCTCGGCAGCTGTGACGATGATGTTTCCGTCTTTAACTGTGTGCTCGATTATGTTGGCTCCGACACTAATTCCGTCGCGTAGGCCGTCAGCGGCCTCAACTAAGACATCGGATCCAGCGGTAGTTTGGCTTATTTTCATTTCGCCCATGATGCCGGACGGATTAGCGGTGTGGCTAACCAATTTTCCGACGGGACGGCGGCCGTCATGCTCTAAAAGGACTTTGACGTTTTCGCCAATGTGCAGCGATCCCGCTTCAAAGATAACCGGACCCAAGCTAGTCGAGCCAACTGCACCAAACGGGACGATCTGGCCGAAAATGGTCCGAGTCTTAGCGTCGGCGGCGGTGATTGATGTACTGAAATCTAGTCTCATGCTATTGGGGTCACTTCCGTTTGTGATGGTGGCGTTACGCCGTTGTCGTTTGCGTCCTCGGATCCAGCTGGGGAAATGTCAATGAACTCTCGAGCCTCATCGCGTGTAATGATGCCGGAGTCGTAAAGCTTGATAGACATCTCAACACGTTCGGCGGCGTTACCTCTAAGGAAATCGTCAAGATCGAAGCGGACGATCTGATTTCGAGGCGTAACATCGTCCATCGATAAACGATCCTCGATGATTGTTAGGTAATTACGGAGTCCGAAATCAACTAACGCTCGACGTTCGGAGTTTACGTTGGAATAAGTTGCGCTGGCGTTTTCGGCGTTTAGATACCAAGCCGGAATACCCATAAGACGAGCGATCTCGCTCGATAGATGCTGGCGAGCTTCGACGAGCTGCATTTGAGCCGAATCCATGCCAACGACCTCGAGCTTGATTGGTCCCTCAATGTAAGCGGTTGACCGTTCGCGACGAGCTCGGCGGAATGTGTCCATTACTGCCGATACCTGATCGGACGGTAGGTTCATGCCCTCATTTAGTAGGACCATCTGGGGAACCGGCTCGGATGCCATGTTATAGGCGGCTTGTTCAAGAGCGATTGCGCTGGAAATAGTCATCCCGCCGCGAGCTAACACGCCCTCATCGATCGCATTAAAGACTATTAAGGAGCTTAAGCCCGACGACGGGACGTTTTTGGAATCAACCTGATAACCAGTAATCAAAGTACCGGACGAGTCGATAGTAGCTTGTACGCGGCGGGGATCAATTCGGCGAGCTCTAAACGGACGGCCATCCTCGGGCGAAACGTCTAAAACTTGCAGGTATCCGCGACCATAAAAGATCAAGTCATCGACTAGCCAAGTGATCGTATTGACACGCGGTAAGGCTGGATCAGGCTGGACGATTAAGGTCCGGTTGTTGATGTGTGCGCCGGTGAACTTGTTGTAAGACTCCATCGGGATCGTACCGATTGAGCCGGCCAAGATGTTGCGAGATCGAGCGATAGCCGGGACGGTCATGGCTTGCTCGCGGGTTACATAACGCAGGTTCGGCAGCTGACCCGGAAAGCTGAATAAGTTTTCAAGCTCGCGAGTAAATCCCGACGATGACGTTACAGACATCTCGCGCGCGGTTGGTTCCGGATTGGTCAAACGTAGAGCGTTAAATAATCCCACAAGGATATTGCAACAAGTAAATTGCTAGATTGCAAATAATGAGACTTATTGTTGCGAGTCGTTACAACAAAATACCGGTAGGGCCAAGATCCCACCGGTATCGATTTTATACTAGCCGACGTGTGTGACGATTTGAGTCCGGGGGACTTCGGCGTGTCCAACTGCTAGGACTAAAGCTACGGCGGCCGAGATCGGACTTTGACTAGCTCGGCGAGCGATCCGCCAACCACCATCCGAGGCCGGACGCCTTGCACAAGCTACAAGATGATCCCGGAGCTCTGATTGACCGGCATGGATCAAGCGTTCGGAGTTCATGGCCGATGCGGTGACGTCGCATAGTGTGGCGAAATACGCCGAGCCCCATGAGTTTTCCTGCATCCTTACCCCGGCACGTTGCAAGTGAGGCGCGACAAATCCCGCCGTTGCTGGGTCGTAGGCGATTTGCTTGACTTTGTACTGTCTGGCCAAAACTGCAATTTCCGAAGCTAACTCGCGCTCGCCGATGGCGTTATCTTTGATCCAACGGTGTAAAAAGATGCGTAATCCATCGGGAGCCTCTTGGGCGGATACAAGATAAGCCTCGGTTCGGTTAAATGTTAGATCTAGGCCCATCCAAGTCGGCAAGGTCGGATCCATTACAAGATTGAGATCTAAGCCAAGATCAAACGCCTCGATATTGAACGGACTGTCAAGAGCTGCCCGCCAACGGCACAAAGTCTCCGTCTCAAATACGTCCGCCGAGTTTCGGTTAAAGGAATCCTCTAGATCCTGCTCGTTAATTAGATGCCCGAGTGATGGATTAGCTTGACGCCATCCCCGACGGTCGGAAATCTTTAGATCCGGAGCCGCGCTCCACTCCCAATATCCAAATCGCTCGGAGTTAGCCGACATCGCGGAATCTCTTAAAGTGTTTAGGACTACCGATGTATCGTCTCCGGCATTAGAGCTCGTCCATAGTTGAGAGTTTTTGCGAGCTCGTAAAGTAGGTTCGGCAGCTGCCCAAGTCGAGGGGCTAATCTCTCGGAGCTCATCGATGTAGAGCAGATCTAAAGTCTTACCTCTAGCAGCTCTTGGGGTTGCCGAGATGATGTCTAGCCGGCGGACGGTATTACATCCGGGCGGGCAGGGGTTGGGATGATGCTCGCACCAAATCTCCAACCGTTCCTCTCCATGCGATCGATTTTCCCTTTTGAGTCGATCCCGGAGCCAAGAGTGGGAGTTAATGACGTCGACCATGTTGCCCATAGTTTCGAGACTTTGTTTACGATCTTGAGCCATGATGCCAATTCGCTTAGTATTAAAAACGTAGAGCGAGGATAGCAATAGAGCTCGAACCGTAAATGTTTTTCCGTTTTGTCTTGCGATTATGAGGTTGCAAGTCTTACGACGAAATT